GGTTCCGCGTGGCTGAGCGCGGCGCGGCAAGGCAGGTATGGCGAGGTTTGGCGAGGTTCGGCAGGGCCGTGTGGGGCTCGGCCAGGTCTGGTTGGGCCAGGTATGGTGAGGCAGGGCTAGGCTCGGTCCGGCGAGGCATGGCAGGGGCGTTTTTAACCAAGAGGGAGAATTATCATGGACTTAGTTTTTACACTGACAGGTTTATCACCGTTACTGCATCACAATCCGAGAATGGTCGATCCTGAGTTCGATATTAATCGGCAGATCAAAGCGCTTACAGGCAAACGAAAAAAGACAGATGAGGATTTGCGCCAGATTGAAGAGCTGGAATGGGCTGGTGGCCTTTATGCCGAAGAGATTGATGGTGTCTTAGTTGTGACTCAGCCAACATCCAAGATGCGTAAGTGTTTCATCAACGCAGGCAAAATTTCAAAACAAGGCAAGGCAATAGAGCGCGCTTTATCATTTTATGACATGCACGCGCCCCTTATCTATGACGGACCAAAAGACTTAAAAAAACTCGCCGAGGTGAAGAATCAATTTCGTTCGCGGCTGTCGGTTGTGGTTGGAGGTAAGCGGATCATGCGCGTGCGTCCGTCGTTTTTTCCGTGGGCGTTATCGGCACGGGCTCTGTTCATTGACGATGCCGGGCTTAACCTTGACGAACTAAAAAGTATCGTTGAACTGGCTGGCCGCGTGGAAGGTATCGGCGATAATCGCGTGAATGGCTACGGGCGGTTTACGACCAAGGTTGAGGTGGTCAAATGAAGCCGACCATTACACGGCTCAACGGAAAGAGCAATTCTGAAGTGATCTGCGAGCATGTCTCAGGCGCGCTGCCGGATACTTCGTTCAGTTATGACGATTTGCGCACTGTACTAGAAGCAGACACGACGCAGAAGTACAGCAACGCCATGATCTGCGGGGCCGTGCGCCAAGCCAACACTAGACTACTTCGACTACATCAACGCGAGTTGCGTAATGTGCGAAAACTAGGTTTTCGGCTCGTGCCTGCACGCGAGCATATGGCGTTAGCTACTCTCAGACAAGGCAAAGCAGACAAACAATTGCGGCGTGGATTACTGACTCTAAAAAATGTCAGGTGGCATGAGTTGGATTCTAACGCGCGTGCGGCGCATGAAGGGCAATTGATACTCGCGGCGGCAATTTATGGTCAAGTGCAAGCGCTCAGGAGTCGGCAAGATAAGCATGAGCAAGTTATTGAAGAGCGGCTGCGGCGTGCAGGGATTTGAAGCATGGCAAGGTTCGGCCAGGCCCGGCCTAGTGCGGTGGGGCGAGGTGAGGCGAGGCGCGGTCCGGCGAGGCACGGCCTGGCTGGGTGTGGCAAGGCAAGGTTTAGTAATTTCCTAACACTCAGGGACCTTCCCCCGGACTTGGCGGCACTGAGTGAGTCGCGTTTCTTGCTGGCGGACGTTTAGGAATGGCAGTAAAGCAGCGAGTCTGACGAAGCAAACTTATACGCGACGGGGTGACGTGGCCCTAGCATCAAACTAGGGTCACCCTTGAGCGGCAAGTAGCGAAGTTAGAGGCGGGATGCGCAGATTAGGACTGCTAAGTCCGGGTGTGATCAGATGAGCGATAAGACTGTAAAAAAGAAAACCCCGCTGCCCGATGACTTTAAAGTGAGTGATCGCATGGTTGTGCTAGCCAAAGAGAACGGCTGGCCGTCGCCGGCAAGTGAGATCGAGGCATTTAAAGATTATCATTTGGCGCATGGCTCGACGTTTGCCGACTGGGACGCGGCTTTTCGTACGTGGCTCAGGAACTGTGTGAAATTCAATAAACAGTCGGCGCCTAGTAGCAAGCCGGTAGTAAGTAGCCGGCCAAAGTTACCACATGGCACGCGTCACGACCCGCGCGTGGCCGAGTTAATTAAGGGTTTGGTTGAGCAATTTGAAAAGAGGCAGGGTTAGGCTACTTGTTTACAATCATGTTGATACTTATTATGAGTTTGGCGCTAGCGGCGGGAGTGCCGGATACCGTAAGGCCTACAACCTTGGAACAACAGGCCCGGCCCCGCCGCTTATTTTTTTTCCTATCACTCACCGGCGCTTTCTCAAACTGCCAATTTTATTATTTTCGTGTAGTGAAATGGACTACAAGCAGCCAGATGGCATAACTTGCCCGTGCTGCGGCACTGCGGCTAAGAATCGGGGCGTGTGCAGGGCCACATACGCAATGGCGCGGCGGATGGTACGGGCGGGCAAGACAACGTGGCAGGAACTCGAGCGGCGCGGGGTAGTGCTTGAGTCGCGCCAGGGGCAGCACAAGTATTCGGCGGCCGGCAAGCGGCGGGAGTATCTAAGTCAGGTCTATGAGCACGAAAATTGATTACATCCACCAGGAAAAGCAGCGTGATCTGATTATCAAGCTGCTTCGTATCTACGGGGTGAAGAAAGACGTGAGCTTGCTCGACAATACCGCGTTAAAGCTACTGCTCGAAGCGGCGGTGTGGGGAGTGAAGTAAGCTCTTTTTTTACCCGCGAGGTTGTTAAATAGCAAATAACAAATGGCAAAACTTCATTTTTACACGTTCACTCTCTTTGTCTTTCTATTCGGCGTTATTGCCGCATTGGCCCTGTTGGCTTGGATTTGCGTGGATATTTTCGGGTTTACGCTATGAGGCGCAAGCTAACCACACCGCGTAGTCAGGTCAGATCGGCACTGCGCCGTTTATGGCTTCGTAGCCGCGAGCGCCAAGCCGCACTAAAGCGCGATCGTTACACATGTCAGGAGTGCGGAGTGAAGCAGTCACGCGCCAAGGGCCGGGAAATGAAGGTGGAAGTGCACCATGTCGAGGGGGTTTTGAACTGGGAGTTGATGTTTGATTACGTCTATCGCCATTTGCTCTGCGATCCGAAGTACTTAGAAACGTTATGCAAAGAGTGTCATGAAAGGGAGGAAACATGAAAGTTATCAGATGCTTGGCAATATGTTTCTTTTGCGCGCTCATAGGCTTGTACGGTTTTTGGGGGCTGACAGTTAAACGCGCGCCGATATGGGCGCCACGGCCGTTTAGCAGGGTTTTTTATCACACCCCGAAGGCCTGCTGGTGGGTGCTCATCGATGGCTGGTGGAGTTGTATCTGAGTTACAGGAAAGGCTAGCGGTATTGGGATAGTTGATGACATAAAGCGAACTCAAAGCAACTTTGATAAAGACTACGGCGGTATACGGAACTGGAAGTTTCTAAACTTCAACGGCAGCGAAGAAATCGAGCCACGCGAATTTAAGCCGGTCGAAAAACTGTTTATTGCTGTCCTCATGGATGCGGTCAATACGCTAAAGAACGGCCCCACTCAGCGTAGTAGCGCTAAATGCTGCCACAACACCGAGCGCTGGCTCATGTCTAACCGCGACGATTACTGTTTTGGCTTCGTGCCTATATGCGAATACTTCGGCTGGGCGCCGAGTTACGTGAGAAAGAGCATTATCGAGTATTTGCGGGTGAGTGAGCAGAGCGGCCCCCGCGTATGGCCACGATCGAAGGCACGGCGCCGGCAGGTGAGAAAAGGGTGGAAGGTGGCCAAATAGTATTTTCTGTTTTCTAAACACTAGTGGTTGTGATATTGCTGTGTAGCAATTAGCAAACGGCAAATCGGAGCACCACTGAAATCGCATTATTTTCGCATTTATGCCAAAGGGAGTTAAAGGGTTTCAGAAGGGTAACCCATACGGTGGCTATCACGAGAATGCAGGACGCCCGACAAACGACGAGGTAGAAGAGCGATTAACGCTGCTCGAAGCATTAGAACGTGAAGAACAGAAGCGCGCTGCCAGGCTTGCACGGCGTTACTACGAGATGGCTGAACAAGATCCAGCCACGATGCGCCATGTCGTAGACGGCAAGAGGCCACGTAATGGCGATCAACAGCAGCCCACCGCAATCATCCACCAGTTTATACAGTTCAACTCAAATCATTCAAATACCTTACAATTACCTGCCGAGGGACTACCAGGTGCCGTTCTGGGTGGCGATGACGCAGGAGCGAAAGAAGCGGGCGGTGATGATCTGGCACCGGAGATCCGGCAAGGACAAGACAGCATTGAATTTCGCAGTTTCGCAAATGTTCCCGGAAAACGGCGGTAGGATAGGCACTTACTACCATCTGTTTCCCACCTATGCTCAGGGCAAAAAGGTGATGTGGGACGGCGATGACAAGACCGGCTATAAGTCTATGAACCACTTCCCCGGCTTTAGCGCACACAAGCACCCTGCCGGCATAGTTGCACGCAAGAACGAGACAGAGCTGCGCGTGGAGCTTACCAACGGCAGCGCCTATCAGATCATCGGTACAGACAACATCGACAGTATCAGGGGCACTAATCCGGCAGGGGTTATATACTCGGAATATGCGTGGCAGAATCCGCAAGCTGAACTGATACTTAGCCCGATATTAGCAGAGAACGGCGGCTGGGCTATCTTTAACAGCACACCGCTAGGGCATAACCACTGCGAGGGTTTGTACCGCATGGCCAGGGGCAATCCGGATTGGTACTGCTCGCTGTTGACAGTCGACAATACCCGCGATCATGCTGGTAACTTAGTCTATCCGCCTGAAAAGATTGAATCAGAGCGCCAGCGGCTGATTGCCCAGGGCAAGAGCGAATCAGATGCCGAGACATTCATACAGCAGGAATATTATTGCAGTTTTGAGGGCTACTTAGAAGGCAGTTATTACAGCGAGCAGTTGCGTGCTGCCAGGGCCCAGGGCCGTATTAGCCGCGTACCGTGGCGCACTAACGAGCCGGTATACACGTTCTGGGATATTGGCGTAGGCGACTCAACGGCCATCTGGTTCGGCCAGCGGTATAAGCACTTGATGTTGTTCGTGGATTACTACGAGGACCACGGCAAGCAGCTAGGCCATTACGCCAAGATACTGCATGAGAAACCGTACACTTACGGCGGGCATTACTGGCCGCACGACGGCAAGAACAGAGACTTTAGCGGCCGCGAGGGTGAGGACAGACGCGATACTGGCCAGCGGCTAGGTGTCAGGCCTATCTATATCGTGCCACGGGGTGACATAGACGACGGCATAGACTCGGCACGGCGGCTATTTAGCCAGTGCTGGTTCGATGCCAAGAACTGCGCTAAGGGCCTGGATGCATTGGCTTCTTATCACAAAGAATGGGACGAGGATCGTAAGGAGTTCAGGCAGCGGCCGTTTCACGACTGGGCATCGCACGGAGCGGATGCGTTTAGGACAATGGCAAAGTGCAGATGGGATTTGCCGGTGCAGGATGACACGCAGCACAGGTTACCGCCGTCAGCTATGAGCGCATGACACGTTTAAACTACTGTTATGATTGCAGAAAAGCACACTGGGCGGCAGATTGCCCGAAGCGTAATCCACCTAAAACCGTTACGCCGTCCGTTACTCTTTCCCCCGTGCAGACAGTAACGAAGCATAACGGAAAAGCGGTTAAGCACTGCAGCACGTGCAGGTGCTTTCCCATGACAGCAGCCGAGCGCCAGAAGGCGTATCGTTTACGGCACAAGGCCACGTAACTGTTCATATTACCCTCCAGGGGCAGACCCCAGAACGTAGCGCGGCTGATCGAGCATTACCGCTACACCGACGCCAGTGCGCCTGTGTGCTTGTATTTAGATAGCGACGACAAAGCCTTGGCTGAGTATATAGAACTGGACTCGCCTCCATCCTGGAGCATTTTTGTGCGCGACAGGGTCCCCTGTAACCCGGTCTGGCACATCAACAGTCTGCACTTTAATGACTATCCCCATGAGCCCTGGTACGGCCACATTAACGATGACATGGTGCCGAGGACGTATCATTGGGATCAGATACTCATAGACACCGCCGGCAGCGACTTTATTGCCTACGGTGACGATATGCTGCAGGGAAAGCGCATGTGCACGTTTCCGGTAATAGGCGGTGATCTCGTGAGGCGCTTCGGCCGGCTCATGTTCGACGGCCTCAACATTGACTCAGCCTGGATGCTCTTAGGTTACAAGCTCGGGCTGCTCCGCTACCGGCCGGATGTGCGGCTGGAGCACATGCATTGGACTGTCAACAAGGCACCGTTTGACGACACTTACAATGTTGATGAGGCGATACGACACGGTGGCACACCCGAGGCACTAGAGGCGTTTATGCGTGAGTGGATATTACCGGATACACGGGAGGAGCGGCTATGACTATGGGGCGGGTATTCGTGCTT